CATATTACCGAGCGGGAATGGCGAACAAGATACGCCCGAACCATTGTCCCCATCTCAGCCTTCCTCACTGGAATAACATTGCTTCTGTTATGGATTATCGTCTATTATGAAATGATGACGCAATGACGGAATTGGAAAAGGAAAAAGAAAAGTCAAGGCTGAGAAAACAAGTTCCGTTAATTTGGACTTTTATAGGTTGCGCCCTTTCTTGTTTACTTCTAACCTTTACGTCGATTGCTTACGTTTCATATTACGTCCATAAAAACAATCAGCAATGGTGCGAGCTAATCGTCTTCTACGATGATTTTTATAGTAAGAATCCTCCTAGTCCCAAATCGCCTACCTACGAAATTCAAAAGAAAAACGCTGAATTGATGCACAAGCGGAGAGTTAATTTAGATTGCAAATAGTAAATAGATATGAATACAACTAAATATTGGCCCCTAATGTAGTGCCGTAGAAAGCAATCGGGAGTTGGGAATGGTCGCCTACGCTACCAGAGAGCAAGTAATGAGCTCTCTGGAAATACGCAATATGGCCAGAGCACGGACACTTATTGATAACAAGCTAGAGGCTGGCGCGCGGTCTATCGAGAGCTTATGCCATCGACGTTTCTACCCCGAGCGTAAAACGGTAACGTTCGACTGGCCTAACTATCAAATGGCTTTCCCGTGGCAATTGCAATTAGAAAACAATAGTCTTATTTCTGTAAACACGCTCACCGCTGGCGGAACAGTCATCACGGGTACCGACTATTTCTTACGCCGATGGGATAACATCGACGAACCTCCATATACCTTAATTGAAATCAATCTAAGTAGCTCATCCTCATTCCGGAGCGGAACTACTTTCCAGCGTGCTATTTCAATTGATGGTTTATGGGGTGACAAAGATACCGATGTATCTATCCCAAGCGGCTCACTTGGTGCAAGCATAAATTCATCCGTAACCACAATTATTATCAACCCCTCAGGTGGCAATTACCCTGTAGGGGTTGGTTCTATTGTGCTTATTGGTACCGAGCGAATGGTATTGACCACTCGACTAATGTCGGACACTGCGCAAAATCTACAGAATGCATTAACCGCAACCAATAACGCTAAGACAGTGACAGTTACCGATGGTACGGCATTCGCAATTGAGGAAACAATTCTGATTGATTCAGAGCGCATGCGAATTGATGACATTGCCGGTAACAACCTTACGGTTACCCGCGCTGTAGACGGTACCGCGCTAGCCGTTCACAATGCCTCTACGGCTGACATCTTTGCCCTACGTACATTTACCGCTAGGAGAGCCGCTCTAGGCTCTACAGCAGCCGCGCACACTATCGGCGATTCTGTTTACGCGCATCGATTTGAAATGTTAACTCCGCTCATCAATGAATTGAATATCGCTGAGGCAATCGTCATGTTAGAGCAAGCCTCAGGCGGTTACGCGCGTACAGTCGGCAGTGGTGATAACCAGCATGAGTCAGCCGATACAGGTCTACAGAACTTACGTGAGCAAGTTTATCGGACCTATGGACGCAAGCTAAGAGCGCGTGCGGTTTAAATGCCATTCTTCCGAGTGAATATCACACGAGCACAAGGCTCGCCAATTTGGGACAGAGCAGCATCGCGGGCAGCCGGACAAAGAATGATAACTGAAGTAAATGATTTGGTTGCACAGGAGGGAGTTAAGCGCACAGTCGCCAGATTGAAAACTGTAATTAGAGACCCAACTCCATATTACTGGACACGAATCACAGTTGATAGAGGCGTTCAGTCACGAACCATTTCAGACTCTCGGGTGGTTTACGGTGGCTGGCTAGAAGGTGTTGACAGACGTAACCGCACAAGTCGATTCAAGGGTTATCGTACATTCCGGTTAATCAAGCAACAATTGAATGTTGATAAAGCAAAAATTGCAAAACCCGCGATTGCTAAATTTGTTAAAATTATGAATAGGTAGGAGGTGAGACTATGACTAATGCATGGGGTGGAGCTAATCCGGCTGCTACCAGTGAACCGGGAGTTGATTATGAGTTAGGCGTACGGTATCTAGTTAACAATGATTTGAATGTTACCGCTATTCGCGTTTACAGCGCGGTTGTATCAGCGACATTCAACAATCGAAATGCTTATATTCGTACCCCGAGTGATGTGATTCTAGCTACAGTTGACATGCCTGATTCGCTGGCAATCGGTTGGAACACAGTTAACCTAGCAGTGCCACTCAACATAGGCCCGGGTACAACTGTCTGGCTGACGTACGACACCATTACGGATTATGTATTCATCGCAAATGCATTCCCGCAGAATTCAAGTGACAATGCTGTTACCGCTAACTCCGGTGGTTTCCATAACAATCCGGGTAACCTCCCAAATAACCTAACGACAACATTCTATGGAATTGATTTCGTCTATGACGTAATCAACCATTTTCCGCCGACTGTGACAATGACTGTAACACCTACTGATCTCAGCGTGTCGGCAGTAATTGCAATCTCTGATGACCACCCGGAAACCGTCACTTACAAAATTGATTGGGGCGACGGTGGGGTTAGTAATGTGGGGACTAGCCTAGGTCCCCATTTACATACGTACGGTGCCCCTGGTTTATATGCACCAATGGTTACCGCTACCGATGCTGATCTTAACGTGGACGCTTTTGCAACGGCGGTAAACCTCAGTGCTCCGGTAGGCACAGATGCTAGCGAGAGTTGGCTACAGCCGATTCTAGACGCGGTTGTGAGCGAGGCTCAGCGTACAGGATATTTCGATAAGGTAAGCACACATGAGCCAAAGCGTAAGCCTGGCACGGGATTAGAGGCTGCCATTTGGTGCGATCGTATCGAGAGTGTTGGGACAGCTAGCGGGTTATCGGTTACGAGTGCTCGAATTGTTTTCATCATGCGAATCTTTACCAACATGCTTTCCGAACCGCGTGATGAAATTGATCCTTCGATGATGCGAGCGGTTAGTAACATGATACGTAATTTGCATGATGATTTTGATTTCGGGGGCATTATCAGGAACGTCGATTTGCTTGGTGCATCGGGACAACCGCTATTCGCTCAGGCTGGTTATGTAGAGATGGATGGCGCTCTATTCCGTATTTATGACATTGTAATTCCATGTATCGTCAATGACGTTTGGCCACAAATTCAGTAGGAGTTGAGAGATGGCAAAAGCGAGTGGCCTAGGGGATCAACTGTACGTAGACGGAAATGATTTAGGAGGTGACATCAATAGCCTTAACGCCATTCGTGGCGGTAACAGTCCTTTAATGATGACTGATATCACACAGTTAGCAAACGCTCGCCTAGGCGGTAAGCGTGATGGCGAATTCACTTTTACTAGCTATTTCGATCCTGCTGCTCTCCGTTCGCATGCAAGTTTTAGTGCTCTGCCGACAACTGATCGGCTTGCTAGCTATGGGCATGGGGTAGTTGCCGGTAATGCAATTGCTAACCTTATCGCAAAGCAAATCAATTATGATGGTAACCGCGCTGATGATGGTTCATTCCTATTAGGTGTCAACGCTCAGTCTAATTCGTTTGGTCTCGAATGGTGCCAGCAATTAACCGCTGGCAAGCTCACTCAGGGGGCAGCCGGTAACGTTGCTGGCTTAGACCTAGGCTCAGCCTCACCCGGTTCCTTTGGTGGGCAATTGTATTACCATCTATTCGCATTCGCGGGAACCTCGGTTACGCTGAAAATTCAGCACAGCAACGATAACGGCTCAGGAGACCCATACGCTGACGTAGCAGGCTGGACTACTACCGCGCTTGTTGCTGCTCCTGCAAGTGGGCGTATAGCCGTTACAGGGCTTGCAATCAAGCAATGGTTGCGAGTAGTCAGCGTAGGCACGTTCACAAATGCGCAATTCCTCGTGAGCGCGGTACGCAATCCCGTTCAGACTGACTTCTAAGGAAAGTCGAAATGAGTACTCAATTCGGCCCGATGGGTGAGATTCGTATTACGCCAGCCTTACCCGCACATGCCATGTCTAGCTATGAATTACATCAGCCGTTAGCGACACATTACCGCGTTGTCAGTTGTCAAGCAATTGAATGCCCTAAGTACCATTCCGGCTGGCAAATGGGATATGACTTAACCGACCCAAGGAAAGTAGAGGCTGCCAATCTATTAGCTGAAATTGCTCGTAAGCGTGGAATGGTATTTAGCTATCAGACGTTAGGCACTGTCGTAACATTCACTTTCCAGCCTGGTCAAAATTGTTTTGAAACTCACCGTGAACCATTAGAGCGTGATCCAATTGCAATCCGGCGAAATGGCGACTGGCGAGGTAACCCTAGAAAGGAGAGCTATACACATACTGATTTAGAGGATTGGGTAGACGATTTTCAAACCAATCAAGATAAGTTGGCTACGCGATTGGAGCAGGGCTAATGCATACCTTGCAAGTAGTCTTTTACATTCTCGCGTTAATTCTGCTAATTCTTGCTGGTATTCCTCCGATGAAACTTTTCCGTTATTCGCTTTGCTGCTTTGCAGCCGCTAGCGCGTTATTCGCTTTCGCGCTCCCAACAATTGCAGGAGGTATTCAGTAATGGCTAAGCAGTCTGGTATGGGGTGGACTACTCTCTCTGTCGATGATTCGGCCGGAGCGGTAGAAGCAATTAAGACTGATGTTCAGAGTTTCCAGTTTGCAACTCCGCGCGCTGTGCTTGACGTTACGGGTGTTGACAAGTCAGCCATTGAGCGCATTCTCTTGCTGGCAGATTTCAATATCACTCTGAACACAACGGCGGTTAACTTTGCCGCCACGCCCTCATTCTTCGATGTATTCAAGACGGTTCCCTCTACGTCGGTAGCTCGCACTACTACGCTTGTAATTGCTTCTAAGACGCTAGCGTGTGAGGTCCTTTATACAGACTTCTCTATGAACCGTGGCCAGGATGGTTCCCTTGGTGCTACCGCTCCGGGTGTGCTGGCTGACGGTACCGTTCCCACGTGGGCATAAGCTAACGAATAACTAGGGTAGAGGGGGTTGTCACCTTCCTCGGTTAATCCCCTCTACTTTGGGACAGTTCACATTATACAATCCATATTAGATAGTCCACATAGGAGCATGCAATGGGTTACAAGCGCGGTTCGCTCATTCTGAAATTCACGGATGAATTCGAAGGTTTAGAAATTAAAATGCGTCGTCTGCCTATTGGCGATCTCATGGCGGTAAGCACACTTGCTGATATTGGCAAGGAACTAACCAGCGATAGTTTCCGTGAGCCGCTAGACAAATTGCTTGGCACAATCGCATCGAACATCCTTGAATGGAATTTAGAGGATGAGGTAAGCGGCTCAGTAGTTGAAATTGCGAAAGGTTCCCCTAGTCATGTTCAGATGATGGAAGGGGAAGAGATTTACGTCCCATCGACCGGTCTCTATTCTCTCGATATTGAATTAGTAATGAAGATTGTCGATGTGTGGGTTACTCAGGCAGCGGGTGTAACCGTAGAAGCGGGAAAAGCATCGACGAATGGAAAGAAGCCAAATACTACGCCACAAGAGGAATTCGCATTGATGGAAGCCGTCAAATTGAGCCAGGAATCCTTAGCAGGGCAAAACTAGTCGACGAGTTATTAAGGCGTTACGGCGGTTACACGCTCTCCACACTGCTAGCGGAAGATGCGGAACTAATTCAAATGTATCGAATTGTTGAATACGCTAGCAGAGGAGAGGAGGAATTAAGTGGCGAATGATGTAACCATCACTGTCGGCGGAGTTGATCGTTCGGGTAGCGCTTTTGATTCCGCTACGGCTAGCGAAAAGAAATTAGAGCGCGCAACTCAGGCACTCAATGACGTAGGCCAGAAAGCCGCTAAGGCGCTCAGTAATGGTTTCAAGGACACAGGCAAGGAAGCGGATAACGCTGGCAACAAGACAGAGTCATTCGGTAAGAAATTCAAGGGTGCAATTCATGACCAGGCACAGCAAGGCGTAGACGGTTTACTTGGCAAGCTAGGCCAGACTGGCGCTGTGCTAGGCAAATTGGGTGGGGTCGGCATTGCCGCTGGCGCTGCTATCGGAGCAGGCTTAGCCGTAGCCACACTAGCAGCGAATA